TTACTCTTTACTGCATCTAGCCCTCTTGGAATCATTACATTATATTGCATTAAACCTTGAGCATTTCTGCCCAAAGGTTGTAAAATAGAATTTTGTAACATGACTTGCTCTTTAGCAAGTTCTCTCATCATTCCGCCAGTAGTAGAAAGGTGAGTCCTAAATGTCTGGAAATAATCTCTAAGCTTTAATCTTCCTGCATCTAAATTTTTACCAAATTTATCTACGTCTGATTGTAGGTTAACAAAATGACTTGAATACATTCCGCTTTTAGTAAGTGTGTCTCTAAAAGCATTTTGTGCGACTTTAGTTGCTGCCGCTATAGATTTATTTGATGTAAGTAATTCTCTTTGTAATTGCTGTAAACTGGCCGTAGCCCTGTGTACTTCAGACACAAGGCTCGACAAGTCGGCTTTGGCGACTATATTCGTTACAATTTGCTCGTCAGCCATTAATTACTCCTTAGAATAGCCAAGACCCATTCCGATTCCAAATCCAGCTGCGCTGGCAAAAGATCCTTGTAATGAAACAACGTCATCTGCAGATGCGGTGATTCCAAGTGCCTTTCTTTTTACATCGTCGAAAGTCTTGCTTTCTGTTTCTGCTTCATCATCTAATTGTATTCCTTTTAGAGATGCTGCAAATTTTCGCTGGTTATGCTCTTTATCGTTCATTGCTTCCAATGTTCTTATGAGCTCAGGCATTGATAAATTTTCTTCTAACTCTTCGTAATTCTTCCAATGCCCAAGAAGAAATACTTGTCCTTCTAATGCGGCTAAGTCTAGTTCTGACCAGCTAGAACCGCTGCCGCTATTAGGTTTGGGTCATCCATCTTAATTCCTCCACATACTTCAAGAATGCGGTTAATTGTTGGGACGTCCAAAGCCTCTTCAAGCTTATCTCGATCTGCAACAAGATCTGGTAACTGAGTCTCAAGCGCAACTGCACATGCATCAATTAAAATGCTAAGAGTAACATTTTCATCTGTTGAGTCTTGTGTCTTCTTTACAACTTCCATAAATTTACGGAGCTGCTTGATTGATAATGGTTTAAGTTTAGCCTTATCGCCATTTTGTAATTCAATCTCTTCTACGTCGTATACTTTTGTAGCCAATTTATCCTCCTTAAGGATTCTAAATTATTATAGCATAAGCATTATGCAGATACAATAAATAAGCCCCCAAAGTGGGGGCTTATTTGCTAATAATTAAAATTAATTATTATGCTGGTGTCCAAGCACGGTCAATAATTAAACCGTATTCTTGCCCGACCTTTGAAGCATCTGGAAGAAGACGGAATGTTACTGGGAATGTGGTTGGAGTTGTACGAGCCAAAGAAAACTGTGACTGTTGTACTGAAAGAACACGACGTGCATAATATACACGTTCTGTATTTGGAGAAGCTACTGTTGGAGCTTGTCCAACTGCGATTAGCTGACGCTCTGTTGGAGCCTCACCTAATGATCCACCTGCAAGCTTTAATACGTCATTTCCTGACTGTGTTCCCGAAGCTACATCTTTATCTAAAGTATCTGATCCCTGTCCAAATACAACTAGAACATTTTCTAATGTACCTTCGGACATTTCTGTTGCGATCATAACCTCCATCGCAGACTTGAACAGCTTAGCTGTATCAAGTAACTGGTCTACAGTTACAGAATCATATGTTGGATTATAAGTGATCTGAAGACCATTATTAGTAAATCCTACGTTACGATATGCAAATGTTGCACCTGGGGTTACGGCATTTAGAGTTTCAACATAAGATTTACCGCTTTCGTAAGCAGCTGCATCTGTTGAACCTGGTTCAGCATTTTCCTTGTACGCAGACCCTTCTGTAATATCAAGATTTGATATGAATAATGGTGATGCGCCGACAAGAATATTTTTAGCATTACCTGCTGATTGTGCCATGAGTTTTTATCCTCCTATTTCATGAAATTAATATATATATATTTGGCTGGCTAGGCCCTTTCCTCTATGTCTAATTATAGGGTAATAGAGGGTCTAAAGCAAACTAGGCAAATCTGCCTTTATTATCTGTAATCCTGGAGTACTGTATTTCTAGTATTATGTCTGTGGCCAAAAAGCCTTGTATTTCATCTGATGGTTTTGTGGGTGATATGTCAGCTATAAATATACTATGAAACTTAAACTTGTCTGAAAGCCCGCTCCATTTATTTATATCCTGACCAGACTCATCCATACGTCTAAACTCATCTGTCATAAAGTTTCTTATTTCTACTATGTCCAAAATATCAGTTGAATACACTGTAAACAATATCTGTTCACAACAGATAAGCCAATTGTCTTTATACGTAAGCCCTATTTTGTCATAAACTATATGTTTCTTCCCGCTCAAAAACTGGCTCATTTCTGCTTGTTGCTGTACTGGAACTATTGGTATTAAGGTCTCATCTAGGTTGTCAGCATAATATGTGTTAGGATCAAATATATTAGCAGACTTCATTTTATTCCACATATATTTTCTTAATTCAAACATTGCGTCTAGTTTATAGTTAGCCATTTGCTACCCCCGAAAAAGCTGCAAGCAAGGCTGCATCTGCTTCACTGGCTATACTGTTTGGAGAAAATTTATACTTAACAGTCTTTATGCTTACTGGAACTGAAAGAGCTCTGCTCATTGATGAGTTAAATAGCCTTTGAAATCCAGATTGTTTAATTGACATATTTATAAGTTGTCCTGTAAAAAAATATTTGTATGAAGATAAAAATGAATTTTTTGTAGCTGCTCCTCCAGGTTTTGTTACAGTAACAGATTGTCCTTTTGGCATAAAAACCATGTATCCATTTGTTTCAAAAACAAGCCTTTCAGAATTTCTTGGAGTTATTACAACTGTTTTTCCCTCTTCCATAATAGATGCTTTTTTAACAAACACATGTCTGTGATTAGAAGTTTCTGAGGGTACAAAAGAGACAGAGTCTAATAGTTCATAATTAATTTTTAAAGATAATCCGTCTGATGGTAATTTGTTTAATTTAAATAGCCTAGCTTCTTTGTTACCTGCCTTACCCCACTCATAAACATGATGTAATGATTTAGGAGAAGTTCTTGCTTTTGCGTCAATATAATTTCCAAAATCTTGCTCGACTTGATTAAATATTGTTTTTCTAAAAGCATTTTGAAATGCTAAATTAGAAGTTAATTTTGCCATAACATTTGTTTTATAAAAAATTGCTGCAGATATTTGAGCTACTGTAGAATCTTTTATGGCACCACTTATTGGCTGACCAGCCATTAAATTAACTAGTCCGCTAGCAGCTTGCAATGCCATTGCTTCAGAAGCCAATTTGTTGATTCTCCGATCTTTTTAGTGATGCATTGTAGCCAACAATACCACCAAATGGATCTGATATTGGGGTAGATCCAACCACCTCAAAAACAGTTCCCGTATTGTTTGGATAATTTAATTCATACCAAATAACCTCGCCATTTGCGTCTCTGATATCTTTTATTTTTTCCCTTTGATTTAATCTTTCAGAAGTTCTTACTTCAATAAACTGGCTATTGATATATGTATTTCCAAATGTTTGTTTATCTAAATTTCTATTTACATTTTCTTGAATAACTCCACGAGCATAACAATCTAATGTTTTATAAAACATAAATCTTTTTACTAATGCTCCAGTATTTGGATCTTGTTCTTCTTCCTGTCTATATACATCCATTTTCATAGACATTAATCCATCAACTATACTGAACACTATACCACTACCATTTGAGTTACAACATAGTCGAGAAGTAATTTGTCTGCATAGGCAGAACCAGTGCCAGTAAATGCATCTGAAGTATACTGGAAGTCCCAATCAGTTGTAGATATCTTATTTACATACCTATCTTTCCAAACACGATCTTTACTAAAATAAGATCTCATTATTTCAATTGTAGCCTGCTCTATTTCATCAGGAACATTTTCCCAGCCAAATCTCCCATAAACTTTGTACTGTTTTCCTCGTTTAAATATATTTGGAGAAACGTCATGTATTGATGGTGGCACCATTCCATTTGCTATATAAACATCATTGTCTAATAATGCAGATTGATTAATTTTAATTCCAAACCCGCTGGTGGTTGGTTCCAAGGCATACCCTAAATAATTAATTTGATTTAAATTATCTACCCAAAGCTGGTCATTTTGGTGAAGAGAATGAAGAGAATGAAGCTTTCTTGGAAGTGGAAGTGTATCTGAATCATTTCCCATTATGGTGAATGTATCATCAAATAAAAAGAATTTTTGTCCAGTGTAGTATTCAACCATTTTTCTAGCGTATTTTTCTGCCATTCTTAAGTCGTGAAAGTTTTTAAAATTAGGATCGCTATATTCTGCGCCTAAACCTAAATCTTCTACAACTTCTGACATATTTACATATGGAGCAACAATATCACAATAAGTTACTAAAAATTCTGTATCTCCGCCATCAATTGTAAACTGCCAATGTAATTTTAATTTTTTTAATCTAGTGGTTAAATGTAATGGCATATATAACAAATAAGTACCTGGATCAGATTCTTCCTTTTCTGCAGTATATATACCTACTGGCACATTAGGATTAACTGGTGGTACAACTTTAGGATCTTCTGTTATATCGTATATAACAACAACTACTGGATTTTCGTTGTCTACAACTTCACCTTTCCAGGAAATTCTAGCCTTGATGGGTAAATTTGTATCTTTGTATATCTCTGCCATTTAGCAGGTTTAGTTATAGTACTCTTGTACCTCTCTTGGCGTAGCCAACCTAAACCCTTCCTCCTTGTCAAAAATTTGCTGTGCTTTTTCAGGTTTCATAGCCACAAAAGGATGCTCTTTTGTAAACGTATGCCCTGCAACATCATATCTATAGTTTGCACGTGTCATTCTAACCAAAACCATGTCGTCTTCTAATTCTTGATTAGGATCAAACTTTGGTAAAACTTCTGGTGCCTCTTCTTTTGAATCTTCTATATTCTTTAATGTATTTTGATAGACTGACCAAGTTACGCCTTCTTCTGCCAGTGCGGCAATAATGTCTGCTTTGTTTTTTAGTCCATCTGTTTCTACGGCAAAATCCTCTGCAATTTGCTTTAAGTCTTTTACCTTCAATGTGTCAAATGACATATTTACTCCTTTGGTATGTAAATAAATTATAGCATTAGTGGGTTAAAAGGAAAAGCCCCCAAAAATTAATTTGGAGGCTTTTCAGC